TCTTTATTCTCATTCGCTAATCCTAAGAAACCACCTTTCTCTTTGATCTTAGTGGTTTTATACATGGTTTTTGGATCATTTGCTTTGTATGAAATAGCATATCCCTCTTCCGACACACTTACTTTATATGATGTATATGGCCCTACTGGCAAATTAATGTTAGGTAACTTACTTTTTTCTCTAGTTGCAATATAACCAATCATTCCGATATGTGAGACAGCAAAAAGACTGCCAACAATACCAAAAGAAATCCACTTTAACTTATTCATTTTACATCTGGAACTATTTTAACAGGGCCTGATTCAATTCTAATAGTCTGAGCAGGAGCAGTCTCTGCCGCCTTTGCAATCAAAAACTCCATATCTTTTTTAGATATATTTGCACTACCGCCACCGCCACCATTTTTCTTATTACCAGCTTGAACGCCAAAGGTTGCTAAAACTCCTGTGAACACCGATGCTATGAATGTCGGATCAATTTTTTGTTCCTGTTTGTAGCCAGGAATCTCAACATAGTTCAAAGTTAAAATTGCACCCGCCCATATCATCACGCCAAGGCGAACAAATGTACTAAGTATTGCTAACTGTTCTTCTTTATCATCTAATCCTTCTTTAAGTTTACTAAAAGGCCCCTTCTTTTTGGGTTCTTCTTTTTTAACTGTTTCAGCCATAATTATGTTATGATCTCAAGTTATTTAGTCAACCAATATCTTGTAACTTTTCTACTACTGTTGACGCCTGCATAGGGGCGACATCATTTAAACCGTTAGCATCAAACCAAGGTGCGTTTTCCCAATCGAATCCTTCACCGAATGTGTTGTCGGCATTTGCAACATACCAATGACAAGCTGCGTCTGGTATGTCAACCGCACATACAGCCCAATCATCTGTCCATTGAGGGACTTGTACCCAGATGACTGGTTCAGCTTCATACGCATATGCGGTTTTACTTACTCCAAATAATAATACAAACACTAACAACCAAGAGAATATTCGAGGAATATATTTGATTGATGGAGGGTGTTTGTATGTCTCCATAACGTCGTGATAATTCATTAGATTAATCCTGAGTAACCAGCTACTGTGCCTATAATTATAAAAAAACCAAACTCCATGAGTTCGTAGTATGGACTATAGAATATTTTTTTCATGCGAAAGCGATGTTACCTACACCTGATACGATGTAAAGTGCAACTACTGATGTGAATAGAATGTGATACATTACGTTCCTTGATATACTGGGGTCATTATTCCACCACCCTGATCATCATCATCGTCATCTTGAGAACCCATTAAGAGTTCAAAGAAGACAAGGATTCCTATGGGGTAAAAACACCATAGGATTGCCATGAAGGGTGATATTTCGTGTGTCGCAGATAAATCTGACATCTATACGAAGCCAGGGATAATCTGTCCTGTTGTTAAGTATGCACCTATACAGGCTACGATACCTAACATTGCTAATCTACCATTGAGTTGCTCTGCAACTCTTTTTGATTCTTTATCAGACATTAGAATATGCCTGGGATGATGTTACCTGTTGTTGCGTATGCACCTACTGCTGCTACGAAACCAAGCATTGCTGCCCATCCGTTAAATCTTTCTGCTTCTGGAGTCATGAGTTTGTACCTTTTTGTAATTGTGAATTGTGAATTAAATTTCATTTGTCAAAATAGACCTGGCGCTATCCATCCGAATAGACCATAGTTGATTGTGCCGATTACTAGACCAAGCATTGCGAGACGACCATTGACTAGTTCTGCGTACTTCCAATAAGGATGTTTTGTGTCCATTAGAATACGCCTGGAATGATTTGACCTGTGGTTGCATATGCACCGATGAGTGCAACGAAACCAATCATAGCCCAACGACCATTGACTTTCTCAGCATTCTGAGGATAACCATCGTATGAAACTGATTCATCGATATATGGGCGAGTTTCAGTTGGGAAAGCATTTTGTCTTCCACCTGATTCTGTTGTTACAGTCATTTAAGTTTCATTAAGATATGTTACATTATTATATATACAATGTAAACTTTTGTCAAGTATTTTGTCTATATTCACACATACTGTTAAGAAAATCTTAAGAGTTATATAACTTTTACTTATAATTTGTTACAGTTCTGTATCATAATAATCTAGATTATAATTCACAATACATCTAGTTCCTTTAGTGGGTTGTTCTGCTGTGTGATATTGACCACCTTCAAAAATAACTACTCTTCCTTGTTTAGGAGTAACCCTCTGTTTCTCAGTATATGTAAGTGATTTTGTTCTTTCATTGTAGATAACAGTATCACCATCACTGTCAATAACATAATACAAGACCACAATATGTTCTTCTCCTTCATCTAGATCTATATGAGGAGTATCAACTACTGAGGTATCAATATTTCTTAGTGGAAATTGTAAAAAAGAACGTCCTTGAATTACCTCTGTCTGAGGCATTTTTAAATGTTGACAAGCCTTACTAAGCAATGGTGTAAACAAATGATGAAAAATACTCTCAATTTCACTTACATCATCATCATTAAGGTTCACATATTGATGTGCCAATGCTGGTCTATGTTGACTGGTCAATTCACCAGCGTCTGTAACATCCTCAGTATGAAACCAAGGAAAATTATTATTAACTCCCAAAAGTTCTTGCTTAATTTTTTCCTGATACTCAAGAGTTACAAAGTCATCGATGACTAAAATTTCACCTTCAGCAATCATAACGTATGTACCACTGGTTGTTCATTTATTAATATTTCATACAACTCAATATCTTCTGCAGCTGATACAGGTTTAAACTCATTCTCTGCTCGAAACAAATCATCACGAACTGCTTGATTAATTACAATAGAACCATTCTCTCCAGATACAGAACGATGATATGTGTTTGTAGGTATAACTAATGCACCACTCTGTCGATTTAGATGCACGATATGATAAGGATATTTCCATTCTCTGTTCACTAACTCAAAAGTTCTCTCTCCAGACACAACACGGTTGTGGTCTACTTGATGATAGTGTATATAAAATTGTTTCGCACCGACTTTATCGTCAGGTGGTGATATGGCAGGCCCTGCATGTACTACAAGGTCAGATGCATTTGAATCCTCTACGGATATGTCGTAAAAAATAACATCGGGTGTCTCTCTGAACACCCGATGTTTAACAAAATTAACGTCACTCATAACATAATTTTAGTTTGATTTAGAAAGTAAACTTTACTCCTACTTTTCCAGCCCAATCAACGTCATCTTCAGCAGTTACGCCAGAGATTTCACCGTAGAACTTATCATAAGAACCACCAAGGTATCCGATGAACTCAACATCACCGAACTCGTCAGCAGTTTCTGTGTGAGTAGCTGTAGGGCCACCAGCAACATACCAACCAATACCTGATTCAGTTGCTCCTTCGTATCCAACTACTGCTTCTAATCCACCAGATGAATATGCACCGTCAGGATATGAACCAGTTGCTTCCAAATTAACGTAAGGGCCAGCAAATGCAGCACCAGAGGCAAGTAGAGGAGCGGCAGCGAGTGCTGCAATTGAAGTTTTAAACATTTTTTTTTAAAGTGTCTCGCAGATACTAAAAACCTGCGGATGGAAAATCTTTCGACAAGACTTTTACATTCTACGCAGGGTACGATCTTTCGGGCCTTTGTTCTATGTAATTGTATTTATAGTAACAGAACATCATTTTATTGGCAAGTATTTACTTATCCTGACACTCAGGTGGAATACGGCCAAGGTATGGATCATAATCAAATAACTGACTTTGATCCTCCATTTGTGCAAGTTGTTCTCTCCAATGATCTAAGATTCCCTTGTGACTTCCCTTATGAAAGACTTCAATATGATCTGGATGAATCGAAGATCCTAGTTCAATCTTATAATGAAAGAGTGGTATCGCATAAGTGCGACCACAGTTATAGATAAGATCATCAGCAACTGGTCTTGGTTTGACTCCTTGATCTAAACGGAACTTATCACCCACACAATGATGTTCAATGAGTTTCTTGGCATGATGTCTTGTAATCATATA